TTTTTTATTTTTTAGTTTCTAATATCCGAAGTCAGCGTTGTCAGAGAGGTCTGATGCTTCATCGTCATCAGAGAATGGTTGGGTATCACTCTCATCCGAGCGGACACTCTCTGGCGTCTGCGGTTCATCACCTGGGCACATCCCACCCTCAACCTCCGCCAACAACCTTTCCTCCTCTCCCTCATACTGCTCGGGGTATTGCTCCTTGTGGCACTTCTCGCAAGTCCATTCGTCGTATCCAGCGTCCCTCTTGGTAAGAATGGAGCGTTCATTCTCACAGAAGTCGCAGGTCTCGGCGACCTCCTCATCCGATTGCTCGGGAGTAGCAGGGGCAGAGTTGTCTGAACCCTCCGCCTCAACCAAGTCCAACTCCACACGACCCGCCTGGTCAAGTCGGTTCAGTTCAGCGAATGCCTTGGTGAAGTTCTCAGCGTCCATCTTCCAAGGGATGGTGTTGCCCTCCTTGCGGTCGCCAGGAACTGGATGGCAGAGACCATCCTTCTCCTCGCCCCAGATTTCTGGGCGGAGTTCATCGTAGAAACCCATAGTCCAGAGACCATTGCCGTTGAGAACCACCTTCTTGTGGTGGGTCTTACAGAACCCATCAATGGTCGCCTTGGCGTGGCATTGGTTCCCGAGACCATTGCCGAAGGTTCGGCATCGGCAACCACCCTCACGGAATGGTTCCAACTTGCCAGCGTTTTGGAGACGACGCTGTGCCTTGGCATTTGCCCCTGCCTCAGAGACATACTTGGGAACCGCCTTGGGTTTCTTCTCCTTCTTGGTCTTGGTCTTCTTGGCGACCTGAGAGCGGAGTTCCTCCAACTCACGGAGGATTGCTTGCTCCTTGGTCTCCACATCCCAGTCCAACCAACCATCAACGCCGTAGTCCATAGCGGAGAAGGTCTTGGTGTCGGTGGCAGGGGCAATGGTGAGAGTGTAGCGAGGGGACATCATACTCGTTGTTCTTCCGAATTAACTGGCGAAGAGTTTTGAGTGTTTTGAGAGTTTTGAGAGTTTTGAGAGTTCAGAGTTGCTGGTGTGGGTAGTTATTGCATATGCACGCAGTTTAGCGGGCATTCGTGCAAATCGCACGAACGCCCGCCATTGACTGGGAGTGGATGGATGTGTGGATGCTATTTTTAGATTTTTATGTTTTTATTGGTGGAGTGTGTGGAATGGAGCAGGGGCAATTAGCAGGCGTGAAAGGCGTTGGTCAGAGCGAGCATCCAAGCAGGAATGATAGACCATCCCTCCATCTCACCATCCTCAATCCTCTTCATTTTCAGGAGAGCGTGGATGTTGCCGAACCACATTGCGTGGCACTCTGAGGCGGTCTTGCCCATAATGTCCTCGTAGAGTGCTTCACCCTCTTCGTGCCACCATTTGCCCGTGGTGTATGAGCGACCGCTCTGGGCACCAATCGCCTGAACCCTGACAAGTCCCGCCTCCAACTCATCCAGTTCCTTCATCATCGTGTCTCCCAGGTCTTTGAGGGTCGTGCCCCTGCGGAGAGCAGAGACCATCGCCAAGTCCATCACCTTCTTCGCCTCCTCCCATTGTTTCAGGGTCAGGCGAGGAGTGGTCGGGAAGGCGGAACCCTTGTGATACCCGACGATTTGGTAGAGGCAGTCCTCGCCATTGACGGCGTTGAGAGTTGCCCCTCCATCCTGAGCGTCGCACTGGGAGACGCAGGCAGAGTATTGGGAAGTGTCCATTCTGATGAGAGTTGAGAGAGTTGTTTTCTTTTGATTTCTTTTCCTATATTTTTCAGTTGCTGTGGGTAGTTATTGCATATGCACGCAGTTTAGCGGGCATTGGTGCAAATCGCACCAACGCCCGCCATTGACTGGGTGTGTGGATGTGGTCTATTTTTAGATTTTTATGTTTTTATTGGTGGAGTGTGTGGAGCGAGCAGGGGCAAGTTTATGCGGAACTCTGTTCTCCCTTCTGCGTCCAGGTCTGGACGCCGTCTGTGTTGGTCTCAACCTTAATCTGCTTCGCCATCCTCAGGGGCAATCCCCACTTATCAACCCAGTTGCCCTGAGCGGGGTTCCACTTGTATCCTCGGTTCTCAAAACTCTCTCGGCAGTTCTCTGACATATACGCCATCTCTGGCGGGGCGTCAGGGGCAAACTTCGGAGCGAAGGAAACGCCGTGAGCGTGCTTGGAGATTGCGTTGGTCATTGTGAGTTGTTGTGAGTTGTTGGAGGTTCAGTCCAGTTGCTGTGGGTAGTTATTGCATATGCACGCAGTTTAGCGGGCATTCGTGCAAATCGCACAAACGCCCGCCAACTGGTTGAGTGGATGGATGAGTGGATGGTTCCTATCTATTTTTAGATTTTTTTATGTTTTTATTTTTTAGTGGCGACGATAGAAGAATGTGTTTTCACAGAAGGTCATAGACTGCGACATCCCGAAGTTGGGAATGTTGCCGAGATGCTCAAAGGAATGGAAACCTCGCCCCTGGTAGTCAAGGTGTTGCTCCTGGGCATTGCCCCTGTGAGCGACGAAGGAGACTGGACGCCTGCCCCTGTAAAGGAACCCGCCAGCAAACTCCAACCACTTGTCTTTCCAACCCTCGGTGCCTTGCCCCTGTTGGTAGAACCTATCGCAGGTAGGGAACTCACGACGTTGTAGGAAGTTCATAGTGTTTCCACAGGAACTCTCAATCCAAGTGTTCTGGCAGATGGACAGATAAATCCACTGACCAAGTGTCGGGATGGAACGAGAGAAGGCGTGATACCAGTTGATTTCCTGAACATCTCTCTCAAACTGGTGAGTGTTGGCGTAGCGGACTGCTGTGTTGCGTCCCTTGTGCCACAACTCAACCCACCAGAGAGGAACCCACACAATCAGACAATCGGCGTTGTTGTAGGATAGGATTTTGTAGGAGACATAGTCCTCATTGCCAGATGAGCGAGTGGCAGGCATATTGGGTCGTAGGTCAAGACGGCAGTGAGGTCGGGAGACCCTCTGCTGGAAGCGATGACCAACCCAATCCTCAAAGTCCTGACCCGCTCTCATCCATTTACAGACGTCCTTGGTGATGTGGTCATATCCCTTCTTCCCCATCAGTTCCAAGTGAAGGATGTGCTTGCCAATCATATCTCCTATGTCCTGCGGGAGAACTTGGAGTTCTTGGAGAGTGGTTGTCTTGGACTTAGGGGCAAACAACCCGTGATACGAGCAGGGAGGTCGCTTGTCGGGTTGCTTGTCAGGGTCGCCGAAGAACGCTCGCTTGTTGCGACAGAACTTGGTGAATGTGTGGCATTTCTCTGGACGCTGAGGTTTGTGAGAAGCAGGGATGAGTAGAGGAGATGGTGCCATCGCTGGCGGTTGCTGTTGGTAGTTATTGCATATGCACGCAGTTTAGCGGGCATTCGTGCAAATCGCACAAACGCCCGCCAACTGGTTGAGTGGATGGATGATAATTTTATTGGAGAATGATAATTTTATTGGAGGATGATAATTTTATTAGCGATTGCGTGGATGGAGGGGGCATTGGAGACTGGTTCTGATATGACCTGTCTGACGACAGCGACCACACCGACGAGGGCGAGGAGCGGGCATCGGAATTGCCCCTGGGTCTTGGAATGTGATGCCTCCTCCTGCCCCTATGACGTAAGGGGCAAGTTGAGCAGATGTTCTGGCGAGACAGCGGAATGTCTGGCGACCGCCTCCACCAGTCCAGAGGATGGGAAAGTTGTGGCGGATTTGAGCATTCCTTGTCGCAGAACGAACACCTGTATCGGTGAGAAAATAAAATATCCACGATGCCCGAACTCTCGCCTGTTCGTAGGTGAGACCCTCTTGGAGAAGGGGAGCATCAGCAGGGGCAACAATCGCACGCCTGTCGGCGACGACTGGGTCTTGGGTTCCATCGTTCCACTGGAACATTGGTTCTCGGCACTCAGCACACTTCTTGTTCTGAGAGCGAGCATCCCTCAACATCCTGCCGTAGCAGTCGGAGCAGAGAGCGTGGGAATGTTCGCAGACGATGATGTCAGCAACAGCGGAGTAGCAGATTGGGCATTCAGATGCCATTTCGGATTGGGGGTGGGTAGTTATTGCATATGCACCTTGATTGGCGGGCATTTGTGCAAATCAAGTCAAGCGAGTTCGTGTGGATGTTCCAGAAATAAAATTAATTTCTAAAAATAGATATAAGAGATGGAAGTTCTTGACCTCAGAAATGTTTTGGAAATAAAATCAATTCTTGACAAGTGTTCAGAGAATGAAAAAATTATATTTAATTATGTTCTTGATGTCGCTAATAAAAATATCAATTCCAAGGGATTGGATAAACCTTGCCCGATGGAAGTAGAATGTCATATTGCCCCTGAATTATCTGACCATTCATCTGATGAAGATGAAGATGAAATAGAAATAGAAATAATAGAAAATAGTGATAGTGAATAGTTCTATCTGTCCAACCTAACCAGGGTAAATTACTAAAATATTGATATATAATTTTATTTTTTTTATTTTATTATTTTTAGTTATTTTACCCTGGTTGCCTGGGACATTTTATTTCTTCATAAAGTCTGGACGAGAACCTGCTGAACCAGCGAAACTCCTTCCACCTGGTGTCATTGCCCCTGGGTCTGATGGTGCTGTCATTGGAGCAGATGGTCTTGTTCCTGGCGTCGGTTCTTCTGAACTTGCCCCTCCACTTGCTGATGCCCCTGTTTCTGCTGAACCAAAACTTAATGTGCGAGCGAGACCTGGTTGGTTTCTATCAACTTCACGATACCAAGGCGGAACTTCTGACGATTGATGAGAAGGGGCATCTCCCGCTCTTACGAAGTTCTGATATAATCTTGCTCTTGCTCTTTCCTGATATCCTCTGAACTCTTCTAATTTTCTTGTCCCTGCCCGAGTTTTATATATTCTTCCTGGTGCTGGGTCAGGAGCACCGACATATCTTGCCCCTCCCAACTCCCTCTCAGGATTAACTCTTGCTCTAATACGCTTTCCAATATTCGTGGGAGTTGCTGGGACATCGTCTTGTGCTTGGGTCTGTGGTTGTTGTGCGACAGGGGCAAATTGTCCGAAATCATATTGAGCGAATGTTCCAATATTCTCATCTGGTTCTCCTCCTGTTGTCTGATAATGCTGTGCTGTATTTCCTTCCATTTCTTGGACTTGTTCCTGTGCTGTATTAATAATACCTTCTGAGAAATATTGCTGTAATTCAGCATCTGTGAGAGGCACCATATCAGGGTCTAACATCTCAGGGATTAATTGCCCATCTTGCATCAGAGTTGAGACAATATTTAAGTTATTATTATTTTGTTTTTCTATGAGATATAACACTGCCGAGTTTTTATCAACTCTCGCCAATGTCATATCGGGGTCGTGAATTGATGTTTTTATTTCTGATATTACTACATCATCAGTTATCGTAAAACTTCCCATCTGACTGGTTTGGAAATAATAATCACCGAAACCATTTTCTTTATTAACTACTCCTATGATAGGTAAAGTCTGTCCTCCATCTGTGGAATTGCCCCCTCCTATATATTTCATATCTCCAACGATATTACTTCTTATCAAGTAATATGGTTTTAACATCTTCGTCGGTTGAGCATCTGCTAATAAAGGAACACTTGTTGTAGTAATAGATACTGCTGGATTATTAATATGATACTCTCTTTGAGGAGCGAGCGTTATTTTCTTTCCATTTTGACTTAATAACCCTCCGTGCCAAGTGTTTCCATAAGAAACTCCTTGGTCATTAAACATTCCAGCACCATAAATATTCTCACGATAAACTGAAACATCAGAAGTTTTCACTAAGGCATTCGTAAGTTGGAAAGGAGTTTTTCCTTGATTACCTGGATTAATACGAGTATTAAATGATACTCTGTCTTTAATATTAAACGGGTCATTTTCATATTTATAATTAAATTGCTCAAATGAAAATCCTAAGAGACCCCATAATGATTTACTCCAATGAGGTTTATTCTCCAAAGTTCCTCCAAAGTTATGAAAGGTTATTCCTGAATGAGCATCAAAGATAGCATCCCATTGTTGGATATTCCAATTACTTGTCGCAATCTCAATCGGATTTTTATTATCATCAAGTGAAGTCGTTGAGACATCTGTATTGTATGGCACCATCTCAGGAGTAAAACTTGCCCCTCCCAACCTTTTATTAATCTTATAAACTTGGTCAGAACTTCCTTCTAATTTAGGGTCAGTCGCATCTGAACCAGCATTAAAATTATTTCCAATAAACTCAGGAGTATGAAGATTTAACCAATTAAATCTTTTACTTCCTTCACTATCATAATTTAGTGATATCTGATTGGCACCGAGATATGTATGAAGAGCGTGTTGATAACTATATTCTAATTTACAACGAACATTCGCTGGCAACCACGCATTAGGAGGCAACTGAATACCTGGTTGATTACTATAATAAAATTGTGTATTATCATTATATCCTGTCGCTGGTTTAGGGTCTTCATAAGATATTTTTAAATCTGGTTGAGTTCCTGTCAGATATCCAGAGTAGGGCATTATCACATTCGTCCCGTAAGCATTAAAATGTCTATCAACTCCAATAAAATTATTACTATCTAATGTTTGATTAGCAGTAGCATTCTCTTGATTACATCCGTGAAACATATAATCAGGAATACCACCAATTCTCTTCGTAGTGAAAGCAATAAAATCACCATCCATTGTCGGGTCAGCGACACCTTCCTTCGCAGGATTATATTTCTTCATACAACCATAACAGAGGTTAAAATCATCACAATCCATATCTTGACCTCCGCCATCAATATCCTGTCTCTCGTGGTCGTGCCAAAACCACAGAGGAGAAGAAGATAAATCATAATAAGGAAGTTGTCCTGTTCTATGCACTCTATCAGCAACATCAGGATATGTATTAGGGGCAGATGGCAAATTAACTGGGTCTCGTCCAACCACACTCTCAATATTTTGTTTATATCCAGTAGGAGTTTCTCCCTCAGTATCAGGAATGGCAGGGTCATAATCCGTGAGATGAGCAAATAAATAATTATCACAACCCAATCTCCGACTATCGTGTTTAAACTTATTAGCATTATCTTTCCAGTGATTAGCATTCTTCTTCGCCATATCTATGTGAAGGAAACGAGCAAGTGTATATCCTTGCTTAGAGTTTCCCATCTGGAACTTATCAAAAGCGACGTTCTGACCTGCTAATGTTCCGTCTTTATAACTTCCTCTTACCTTAATAGCAGAATAAGGATAATCAAATAATTCAGGATATTCACCCTGAGACTTAATAAAATCATTTAACAAGTGTCTTTTTGACCAAGGAATGGTTGTTATAATATCTGCCTCGTGATGCATATTAGCAGTAGTCGTAATCGCAGGAGCATCTGGATGAAGTGATTTCTCAGCAACCTCACCCCAAGTAGAACCAACATCAGAAGAAACACCAAGAGCATCCCGACAGAACTTTCTACCAGTTATCCATAGATTAGGTCTTTTTACTCCTATATAGTGATATCCGCTCATATATCTAACAACCTCTGGCAAGTTCTCAGGATAATTAGTCGTTGTTCCATCTCCACTCTGAGCGAAATATTTATTAGCATTTGTAGCATTAAAATGACGATGATTAGTAGAATAAAAACTTTTAAATAATTCACCATCTTTCTTTATTCCAACACATTGATGACTACTTTGCACTGTCGGGTCTAATATTGCCCCTGCCATTCCTGTATTCACTCTGGTAGGGTCTTCTCCACCTCCTCCGTGGGAACCATCCCAATTGTAATTACGATATCCTGGGTTATCTGACTTTTCGCCAACTCTACTATATATTTCAGTTAATTCAGCAGTTTTATTAAGTTTTCTACTGACCTCTTCTGCGACATCTTCTGGTGCTTTAAATCCACTCTCAACAGATATGTTTTTTATTTCATAATAAGGGTTCCAATCAGATGTGCAAGCAGGGTCTCTGACATTCCAATATCTAATAGTTAAATCAGCAGGAACTGGTTTCACTGCGTGTCCATCTCCTCGGTCGGTATCTACATATGATAAGAAATCATTAGTAGATGAACCTGTTAATTTATCAGGTTTCACACATTCTGCTAACTGCTGAGGTGTGAGGAACTCGTGCATAATTTTAGGAGTTGTGAAATAAGTTCTTTCTTTTTTAAAAATCATAAATCGTGAATTATCATTTTTATATCTAAATCTCTGAGTTGTTCCAAGAGTATTTAGATTTCTCATATTCTGACCAACAGCAGGGGTCTGTCCATCATCGGCAACTGCCATATTCTCACATTTCGGTCTTCTTGATTTATCTTGGAAGAACCAATCCTCAGGAACCTGAGACTGAACCCTGACATCTGGTAGGGGCATTCCATTATATGCATTATCGTGATATCCTATTTCATTCGTTCCATCAAACTCTGTCGCTGGACACTGAGACCATTGTGCTCCGTGATACGCCCAAGGTAAAGTATCTTCATCTGTCTGAAATCCAGAAGATATCCTCGCAGTAGGGGCAATTTCTCCATTTCCATCTTTATCTTTATTATGTTTTAATCCATATGCACGACTATTACCACAATCAAATCTACGAGGAAGATGAAAATAATTTTCACCATTCGTTGTCTTAAAATAAGAACACTGAACATTCATTTCATTATCTTTCATCTCAAATGTCCTTGTCGTAGAAGAACAATCAGATTGATGATTTCCATAAGGTTGGAGAAGTTGTTTCGTGCTCATTCCAACCATCTCGCCTCTTCTATGCTTAACATTACTTGGGACTGGTGCTCCTGAGGGAGTGAATGGAAAGTTAGTATTATCACTAAATAAATCATCTAATGGTTGAGGTTGAGATAAAGTTTGTGATGTTTCTTCTAATTGATAAGTTATCGTATCTCCTGATGAGTTTTTTATTGTTTCTCCCTTAAACTCAATAGTTCCATCTGTATTCCCGATTTCATTAATCATAGCAGAATGTAATGAAACCTTATCGCCTCTATTTAATTTTAATCCTTTTCCTTGTTTATTAGTGAATTGTGCTGGATTTGTGTTGTGTCCAGCATCTGCTTCCACTGAGTTGTTCCTATTACAATCTAAAATGAATGTATCGGTATAGGGGGCAGACTGACCACTCTGATTACTCATTATATTACTATATAATAAATAAATAAAAATAATGTTAAAAACTTAGTTATTGCCCTGGTTGGGTTGGACAGATTAGGCAAAGTAGCATTCAGTATATCCATTCTGGATGGTCGCCGTCCTCAGAACCTCTAAGAAGACACGATGGGTGTATTCTTTCGTATTCGTAGGGAGGTCTTGGAAACGATAATAAAGTTCTATACCTCTGCTATTAATACGTTCCTGAGAAGTGAGTTTCGTAGCAATATGGAAGAACTTACCTTGTAAATTAGTTTTTATTACATTATCCCACCATTTACGACCAGAGAGACTTTCACCTTCATTAGAATATTCTTCACGAGTAATGAATGGAACCATTCCCTCTGTCTGAACAACATTGTGGAAATGGCGAGCAGGGTTCTTGACATCAATAGGATACTCAAATGTATCATTGTATTTAAGATTGATTGTGCATATACCATTCTTAGATGCAGCATTACCTGCTCCTGCTGAGTAATCCTTAGAGCACGCCTGAGAAACATAACCATTGAGTAATTTATCCTCAATTAAATCTTCATCTCCCATAACAGCGATAACCTTGGATACGATACGACCCGCTCCACCAATATTTCTAATCATTTGAGACTGAGCATCAGTCCGAGCAACCGATTGCTTAGATAAACGATAATCTACATAGGTGAAGTTTAACACTTGGTTCGCCTGGGCATACTGCAACATAAGTTCCTGAGGATAGAAGATATGGTCAGATATCATACGGAGACTATCAGTATCTATCGGATAAGTGGAAGTGGTTGCCTCACCTCCTTTAAGAGTAATTCTGTCAGAAGCAAAGTGAGTATCACCAGCACCAGAGAATGTGAGTTCTAAGGCGACCTGTTCCTTAATCATATACAGGGGCAATTGGTTCTGTCTTAAAAAGGGGCAAAGTTCAGAAAGTGCTAACTGATAAGTAGAAATATCCCTATCATCTGCCACTTTCTGTAATTGCCAAGTGTTCGGATAATAGTTCGCAGTTCCATCAAGGAAATTACCGACACCGCCAGCATTATTGCCCCTGACATCT